CTTTTTGTTCCATGTTAGTTTTGTGAGCAGAAGATACAGCCACTTACTTTTTACCTCCCCATACCTGAGATCCCGGAACCTTAATAAATCTTTTATTTGTTTCTTCTTTATTAGGGTTTTCGATAGTTACCATAACTTTCTTACCGAGAGAAAAAGCTTTTCTTTGATTAGCCAGACGTTGTCCGCTATCAAGATAATCTCGTCTCATTGCTTTACATACACTTTTTGATACATTTGAGTGTACTCCTGCAGACACATATCCCTTACTTTTTCCGCCTTTTTTAGTAGCCATACTATTATTCTCCTAATTTAATAGACTATAATTATAATATACAATAAACTACACTATGTTGCAAATGTAATCTATAAACTTTAGGTTACTTAATACGTGATAGAGTGACAATAACTACTGAGCGTATTACCTTTTTAAAGACTTACGCAGCTCCGACCCTTCAAAATTATCCATTTTTAAAAATTTAGCAAGAACAGCATTAGTAGGGTCTAACTTAAATACTTCCTTTGCTAACTGTTCAATCATATTATAGTCTATTTGAGTTTTGATATGTTTACCCATTGCTTTCTCTTTCTGCTACTCGTTTACGCAAATCACTAGAGGAGAAACGGTGATCTCGCTTATTAAAGTATAGTTGAATACCTCGTTTTTTACAAATATCCTTACCTGTAAAATCTTTCTCTCGGTACTCTTCTCCTAGTATTCTAATATCTATATGGTACATAGCTAATATGTCTTCTAGATCAGATTCTCTAGAGTAAGGAACAATTTCATCTACATAACGAACACCTTTAAGTTGGGTATAGCGTTCTACAATAGTTTGAACTGGTGAGTTTTTTTCTGGCCTATCTATTGTAGGCTCTATTTGTAGCCCACAAATTAAATAGTCACACTGTCCTTTTGCTTCACGCAACATCTGTATATGCCCCGCATGTAATAGGTCAAATGACGAAGCCACAAAACCAACTTTCATTGTTAAGACACCTTATGCTCTTCTAGAGTTAAGAAAGACTTCCTAAACCACCAAGTGGTGTTAAGAAAAACATTTACATTACCGCAACTGTCTTTTACTGCTTTTTCTACCTCTTCAAAGTCATAGTCATCTCCAGAGATTATCCCTCCTAGCTTAATTTTAGGGTACCAAACTTCTATGTCTTCTACAACGTCTTCATAAGCATGAGATGCATCGATCATTAAAAATGATATAGAACGATCTGCATATTGTTCAGCCGCTTCTGTAGATTTTGCTTTTACAGGAGTTATATACTCTGCTACCCCCGCTAGTTTGATATTATTAATAAAAGTAGATAAGAAGTCGCCTCCATGCTTTTTTACAGCATCGTAGTGAGGCTCATCACTAAAGTCAGATAGTTCAAATATATCGACTGCATGAAAATCAATATTCTTGCCACTATCTTTTATAAACTTACCCATAGCGGCAGTACTTTGCCCTAAAAAGCTGCCTACCTCAACAAATAAAGCACCATCTTCTGAGTTGTTTACTATCTCATTATAAAACTGTAAATACCTAGAATATCCAAATATTTTATGGTCGTTAACACTTATATAATGACCTGACATTACAGATCTCCTTCTTGCCTGTTTTCACTATGCCAAGCATTAAACGAGCCCCCAGGGTACCTAGACTCTAACTTATCAATGTTTTCTTGTATTACTTCATTAGGGTCCAAATTAAGTGCCCTACAGCTATTGATCCAGTACCAAATAATGTCGCCAAGTTCTCGTTTAATATGGAACTGTGTATCATGATCCATAGGTTTACCTTGGAATACGCATTTTTTAACAATTTCTGCAAACTCTCCTCCTTCGCTAGCTATGCCTATCGCTCCTGTCATCAGCAGGGCTACATTAACTTCTTTGTTCAGTTTATTTAGTTCTTCTACTAGAGACTCTAAATTACTTGAAGGGTCGCTAGTAACTTGTTCTACAAAATTTTTATACAAGTTTAAATTTATAATTTTCATAATTTATCCGTAAGTTATGCCTATAGGTAATAGGCTATATGTTTTTATTTTATATATGTTTTAGTACTCTATGTAAGTAATCTAAAATATTACTAGGAGAACTAGTAAAATATGGGTCTTTTTCAATATTATTACTAATACCTGGCTCTAAAAATACTTGCTCTATAGTTTTATTGTTAACAACCATAGCATAACGCCAGGATCTTTTTCCTAAGCCTAAGTTACTTTTTTCTACAAGCATCCCTAATCTTTCAGTAAACTCTCCTGTAGGGTCTGGTATATAGTCTATGTTTTTTACCTTATTAGCTGTAAACCAAGCATTAAGAACATAGGTATCGTTAACTGATAGACAATATATATTATCGATATTACAGTTCAAAATACTCTCTGAAGAAGTAATAAAGTCGGGTAGTTGTCTAGTAGAGCATGTAGGAGTAAAAGCTCCTGGCACACTGAACATAACTACTCTTTTATTACTAAAAAAAGTATCACTTGATAGTATCTGAGGTACAGATTTTGTAACTTTTAACGTAGTAAAAGTAGGCACTTTCGTACCTACTAAATTAGCTCCATTCGAAATTAGGGTCATCTTCTAGCCAAATCCACATACCGTCGTATGTTTTTTTATTTTTAGGCCCAAAAGTACGGTTAGCAGATTTCAATAGCATTTTATCTTCTTCTACCTCTCTGACTTCCCATAGATTACCATTTATCTCAATACGTAAGTTACCTAGTTTTGTTTTAGGTGTTAGACTTACCCAGTCGCTTTTCTTTACTAAGTTTTTCATGTTATATCCTAGATTAGTCCCATAGGCCCTGATAGTACTTACCAAACAGTCGAAAACCATTTTCTATGCGCTTTGCATATGCCTTACGAGCATCCCAGTCGGTCTCTGCAGTATGATTAGGGCCTTTAACCATCTCACTAGTGCCGTCTTCGTCAATCTTTTTAAAGCGAAAGTCATAATCACCTGTGGTAAACTGAGACTCCCACTCTTCGTTAGGGCCCCCACTAAGGCTGTCAAAAGCAAAAATCATTTCACTCATAACCCAATCCCAGCGAGCATGATGGTTATCGTCAATATCGTAGTCATTTTCTTTTGGAGGAGCAGCAGTGCTACGTAGATTCTCAGGAACATCTTCATCGTCTACAGAAGGAGATCCGTGTTTAGTCTCTTTTAGCTGATACAGCATAGGACGAATTATATATCCTAATGTATCATCCATGCTCCACGTATCCCATGGGTCTATTCGAACATATACAGTTCGATTCTTTTTAGAGTTTACCCAGCTTAGAAAACGATAAAGAAGCGTTTCTTTTCTGTTTCCGCCAAACAGGTCTCGTTCTTCACCTATTGCTAGCTTAGGCTGCACAGCACCATAAGCTAGCCAATCCCCAAACTTATGTACACGATCTGCGGTGTAAGGAAATCCGTGCTCATCTTTTTCTTTAGGTACCCAAAACATTAGCACTTCTGCTAACTGATAAGGACCAAACCAGGAAGTATAGGGGTTAATTTTAACACGCATTTTAGATTACTTTCGTAAAAGTTGGACAGTCATTTTCTGAGCAGTAATAACCCGATGTGTCTTCAAAAGTCATGCTGCACTTAGAACATGTAATTGACTTTGAAGGGCAATATGGTTGAAGAGAGGTATCTCCCTGATAGATATAAGGATCGTGGGGGCGGTTTATAATGTCCTCAAGCTTGTCTAGTTTTTTTAAAATCTTCTCGAGGTCTTGTTTAATATCATCGCTCATTTTTGATCCTTTCATCTCGGAAGTTTTTCACATCGATCATAGCAGATTGAAGTACATTTGAGTAGTTGAGAACAGACTGTTCGTCCAAAACGAGTGTTGTCTGCATTTCAGCATAGCCACGAGTGAGAATCTGCCAGATCTGCTTCCAGCGAGTTTTACTCCACCACTTAGTATGATGATTCGAGTGGAGGTGTACCTGTACGTGCATATCATCTGCTTCCACTTCGACTGTGTGAGCGCAGTCGTCATTGCCACAATCACACTGCACATAGTAGAACTTTGCAAGCCCAAAGTCACCCTGTTTCAGAATACCTGTTGCTGGTTCTTGCGGTATCATAGTGTTTTCCTTTTTGTTACTCTAGAACATCACATTATAATGTGGAACACTATGTTTGACAAGTAAATCTTTCATGTGTGAAGTACCTTTGCCCCCTGGAAATGCTATGCCAAAATGTGGGTTAGATTCTCTTAGCATTTGTAAATTTCTAATTGGTCCCGCACTTTTTCCATGAGCAGTCCAATCTGCTTTATATTCAGTAGCAGGTACATTATTAATATCTGCCCACTTAGCTGCTAAGATGTCGGCGCCTTCGGCGCCTCCGTGAACTAACCGTAATAGTTTATCCTCAGAGGTACACATATGCAATACAGTGCTCAAAACTTTATTTAATCTTTTACGTTCTACTAAACTATTAACGCCTTTACCATATGCTCTACCTCCACATACTAGAACCACAGCCTCTAAATCTTCTGTAGCTTTTAATACGTCGATAAATTTCATATGTTAAACCGTTATTAGAGTTGAAGGGTATTTTGTTTACTGGATCAACTTTTTGCTTTTATACGCGGCTTTACCGATTTGCCTACACCCCGTCATGGTCGGGGCGGTGGGACTCGAACACCACAAACACGTGCTCCTAGCTTTTTGTTGCTGTAATGATCCAAAGATTAGGCCCGAAGGCCTAACTGATTAGTAGTCGTAACGATCAGACATGAGAGTCTTGCACATTACATTAAAGGGAGTGAAGTCTTCTAGTTCCTTCACAGAAAGAACTGCCTTCATGATCGCCGGGCTGAAGCCAGATACGTGACATACACCTCGATCGTCGAATCGAACGGGGGTATTGTCGCGACCGTATGGAGATAGGTTCCAGAAAACGATCTTAGGAACTTCGTAACCTGCTTTAGCATACTTACGCTTGATCATCTCTTGTGCAGAGTCATCGAAGCGAGTGCAAGAATCAAATTGCATATCCGAGAGGATGAGCAACATTTCAGGCATATCTACTTGAGCAACATTACCCTTCACAGCAACACGAAGAATTTCTTCGAATGCCACGTGAAGATTAGTATTCATACTCCAGCGTGTCTTCTCGAGTTGAGCAACACGCTGTGACAGAGTACCCGTCAGAACTTCAAGATTTGGCCTACCGCTGAAAGTAAGGAACATGTCCTTAAAATCAGAGGTGTTCTTCTCAGATAGATATAGACCCAGAGAGATTGCCACGTCAATTGGCTGAACATAACCCTTGCCCCCGTAAGAGTAGCGGATGCTACCCATGGAACCGGAAACGTCAACCATCGGCATGATACGAGCGTCGCCAACGTAGTTAGGCAGAGCCTTCCATTGTTCGTTAGCAACAGCTGCATTACCCTTCACAACAGACTTCACAACATCATATGGGTATACCGCAGATGCATTGATCTTAACCTTAGAGCTACGTTCAGATTCAGGCTTTTGAAGTTCACGAAGGTACGCGCTATAAGCCTCTCCTGCATTACGCCCAAAAGCCTTTTGATAACGAGCAGAGGCTAGTGAAGGAACGTGCGAGAAGTTAATGCTTTCCCACCTCTTAGCGCACATCTGAGACTCTACGACGCTGGTCAGAGCTGAGAGCATTTTACGGTACTCACGAGGATTCATTTTCATGAACGTACAAAGTTCACGTGCAATTGCTCTTTTACTGGACTTCTCGCGAGGAGCCCACTTGGCAGCAAGACCGTCACCGTTACGAAGAGCGTCTGCATACATCTCAAGCGCCTTACGACGGTTGATTGGGTCTGCATATGTAAATAGATCGTCCCAACGACCAAGGAACGGAATCTTGTGCATTAGACGGCCAGCAAGACTAGGGTTAGCAGACTCAAGAGCAACAAGCAGATCACGAAACTGTTTACGCTCTCCTGCCCCGGAACGAATATCCCGAGTCCATAGAAGAGCGCGTATTGCTAGATCTTCATTATCAGCAAGAGCTGCTTGAAACTCTTTTATAAGAGACGTACCACGACTAGACCCTGCTTTACCAAAGAAGTCTAGCACCGCAGACGCAGAAGTCTTACGAGCTTTCATACCGTTGGTAGTACGAGTAGGAGTTTCATTAATATAGTTTACTGCTGCAGTCTTAAAAGACATAGTATATTCCTTTTTTCAGGTTGGATTTACGGATTCGAACCGCTAAGTTTGTTTTATATACAAATTGGGAACCATTCCCGAGGTTTATTTGCTGAAACCAACCTATGGTTTCAATATTCAGGTTAGGTGTTTTGCTACGGGGATCGAACCCGCTACCGATTGATTACAAGTCAATTGCTCTACCTATGAGCTAAGCTAATTGTTTGCTGAAACTAACCTTTTATTCACGTTTTAAAGAGAATACTTTTTTTACTACCTCTAGCAATAATAGTACGAAGTTAATAAGTAGTATTAAAGTCCATAGTAGTATATTTAAGTTTTGTCGCTCTTGAGGGCCTTGATTGTCTCTACTAGCCCTTACCCAGTATACACCACTAGAGTGATTTTGGGGTTTTAGCCCTGCCTGCTTCATAATACTTTACATTACTCTTTAAACATTTCATCCCACTCATCGTCACTAATTCCTGTAAGTATAAACTCTCTATCACTATCATTAAGATGGGGGAAAGCCTTTTGTATTAAAGAACCCGACCTCCAACTATCTAATTGTTCTTGTGTGATAGGCAAGTCTTTTTTACGAATTTCCCCAGTAAAGGGAGATACTCTCTCTACTATCATTATATTTTCCTTATTACAAGATACCACACTATTAAGTGTATAGCAAACACAAAATAGAGTTGTTTTTCTTTATTGAGGTATTTTGGTGCTCCTGGAGGGACTCGAACCCCCAACCTACCCGTTATGAGCGGGTAGCTCTAACCAATTGAGCTACAAGAGCAGTTTATATACTATAATAACAAAAAAATAGCAACTAAGTCAATAGATATATTACTTTACTATGCACTATTACACAAAGTAAATTAAACTATGAAAGCTGAAGTAGTTCTTTACAGCTAAAGATTGTATAAATACACCTAATAGCAGGAAGATGCTTTTTATATTCTGTAGCTTGTACTTCAGAGTCAAAAGGGCCATATAAGTTACTATGGCCCCAAGTTTCTTCTTTTACGTACCAAAACATAATGTTCTCCTTTTATTGGTCCCGACTTCTGGACTCGAACCAGACCTAAAAGATCCACAATCTTTCGTGCTAACCACTAACACTAAGTCGGAAACTAATATTACTAGTAACTACCATAGTTTAAAGATTTAAGAAGCTGAGCTGTTTGAGTTCGTTTTTTTACTTCTGCTCGGGGATAAAAGCAGTCTTTTAGTGTCCTATTGCTACTTACTAGTTTATAACTATAACCTTCGTGCTTATGCGCCTCATGCCACTCTAGCGCTTCTTCTTTAGAAGCGTGCTTACTAGCTAAAACCCACCACTCTCGCTTTTCGTAGGGTATCTCATCAAATATGTCACTCATTTTATGAATTGAATACCTATAGAACATAATTTATCCTGTAGTAATAAATATTAATGTTTATTGCACACAAAAGAGTACATCTCTTGAGCTTTTTTCATCATATCTTCAAAAGTATAAGGAGTAAAAGCTTTCGTATAGTCCTCAGACTTGATAGTACCGAGTTTTTTCATTTTTTCTGCATACTCAGTATTCATTTCAATCTGCTTATCCATGTACTCTTTAGCTAGTTCAAGCATATCAGAGCGAAGTTCAAAAGGGGTCTTACTGCTCATTTTTTATCTCCTTGTGTCATTTTATCAAAAGTATATTTCATCATGCCTTCAGAATTATCAAGTAGCATGGTTGCAAACTGAGTCTGAGCGTCTATGTATTTGTGAGCCATTGAGTTTAACTCTGAGTCTTGAATGACTCGGTTAGTCATGCTTTTTTTAGCACTTTGAAAGTAATTAATAAACATTTTCATATTTGTTCTCCTGTGTTGTGTGTAGGTGAGGAGCTGACCGTTGACTCCTCGCGAGACTATTTCTGGCGTCTAACCCACTTAATATTTATGATTTATATTATACTGTAACTGTTAATATGTTCATCGACCCAATGCGAGACATCTAATAGTTCAGCCATAAGATCTTCAGAGTTACACCATGGATCAGTGATTACAAGCTGGCCGTTTTTGCGCTGTAAAATATTATCAGTATGAAGATCAACTCTACGAACATTCCACTGATCATCGTAGTCATCATACTCGCACTCGTCATCTAAGTCACTACGATCTCTAATTTTGTCCATAATCTGTAGCATATATCCTGGATGAGGTACAAGTTTTGGGAAATTTACAATAATATCTAACCACTGATTGCGATCTATACTGCCTATAATATAGTCTCTAATAGCTGACTTTGCTTTAAAAACATCTCCTGACAGGTAAGAGCTTGCTACCAACCGTTCCATTATACACACATAGTATGAGTCATTGTCCTGAATATTGAGAGAAAATATCTTAGGAACACACGGATTATCTTGATTTGGTTCGATAATCTCTTTATAGTAACAAAGCCAAGGATCATTAAGGTTATTACCAATCTTAATGATGCGATCCATATGGGATAGCGATTCAAGAGCTGCTGCATAGCATCCAGAGCCAATAATAACGTTGCCACGCTTAGTCATAGATTTGATAATATTGAAAGCGGTTGCCATTTTGTATCTCCTGTATTATATGTCTATTATATAAGTAAATAAACTGTAAAACAAGAAAAAACAAAAAGTCGAAGGTTAGGGATAGTATAAAAGAAACAAGACATAAACCGCCATGTAAACAACCAGCGAAAAAGAGTTTCGCCACCCCGAACAGTGCAGCAATAACCTCTCGAGGTGAGATCACGATTAGCCTACCCACTGAACCTAGCGATTGTTTATAAAGGGCATGACACCCCGACAGACCTGTTCTCACACAGTTGTCTTGCTTCAACTTGGAACTCCCGGCAGGACTCGAACCTGCAACACCTAGATTCGTAATCTAGTGCTCTTCCAGTTGAGCTACGGAAGTAATTGGTAGCCCCACCGGGACTCGAACCCGGTTCTCCGCCTTGAAAGGGCAGCGATCTAACCCATAATCTATGGGGCCATTGTTTGGTAGTAGAAGATAGACTCGAACTATCCCTAAAGGCTTATGAGACCTTCGTACAGACCTCTTTACTCATTAGCAAGTCAGTTGTAATTTCAAATGCTTTATCCATCGTTTTACCTTTCTTGCCATTGACCCATAATACTTTGGGCCCTTTTCATATGCTTATACAGCAATCCATTTTCCGGATCGGTATGTATCCAACGTTTCTTACCCAAAATCAATTCAAACCCATAGTCGTTATCATCAAAAATGATATAGTCTTTAATGTCTTGGCCATAATCTTCAAGGTAATCACGTATCTCGTGGCTACGATTATAACGTGAAGGCTTATTCACCCATAGATTATCTGGGTCAGTTTTCCACATTTTTGCAAAAGTACCTCTGAATCCAGAATTGCCAAACGCTGCACGTACCCAGTGCGCTATATTGTTATCGTCATTACGTAGATAATTCTTCCAAGTTGATATCAGAACGAACTCAACTGCGTAACGATCATGTATACGATTCATAAAATCAACTGCGACTGGATCAAAACGATGCCACATTTCATAGCTGGCATTGTGCGCATAGTGGACACGAGACGAGGTAAAAACACCGTCAATGTCTAAAAACACTAGATATTTACGTGTCATCTCTCATTTCCTTCTTGTGTATACGATACAGCACTAGCTGCTCTGCCAGACTGAGCTGCGTGTACATTTTATGGTGGGGAAGTGTGGTTACGCTCCACTCCCGGTCAAAGACGAGTTTTACAGACTCGCTGCGGAAACTATCCGCTTTACCTCCCCATTACTGGTTGTCCTAGAGTGACTCGAACACTCGACCTCAGAGTTATCAGCTCTGCGCTCTTGCCATCTGAGCTATAGGACATTAATATTTGGAGTACACGGCGTGAATCGAACACGCTACCTTTCGGTACCTCTGATTTGCAGTCAGGTGCCTTTCCATCCGGCCCCGTGTACATTATTTCATTCTGTTCAAATTAGCTTCAAGAACCGAAGTGATTTGTTTAACAGTAGAATCAGACGCTCTGTCAACGATTTCTGAACCAGTGCGAAGTCTATATGATTCTACTGTTGTCATAGCAGCCTTAAATCCATCAAGATATGCTTCTTTAGCAAGTCGTTGATCTTCACAACGCAATGCTTCAAATTCTTGTTTATTCATGTTACCTCTTTCCATCACTTAGAAGATACACTCAGACCTCTAGAAAGTCTATATGTTTGTGTCGCAAACTAAGGAATTCAAACCCTCACAGAACAAACCTATTCCGCTACATGTCACCCTAGAGTGTATCATCAAAACTATGGTGTGCCCTCAGAGATTCGAACTCTGGACCTTCCGATTAAAAGTCGGACGCTCTAACCAGCTGAGCTAAGGGCGCAAAAAAACCTCCTAAGCATATTGCTTGGAGGGTGTATTGGCTGATAAATATAAATACACTATCAGACATAACCCTCTAAAATGCCAAAGCAATACTTGCTGCACTTAGTGATGTTTTTAATAAAAATATACTTTGTTAATTTAGTCATTATTGCTTTTTTTTAAATTATATAGCCCTGAACATAGGCTGAGATTACACGATCTTGGGCTGTTTTAGCCATAATATTTTTTCGCCACTGGGTACGAGGCTGTTTAGTTACTTTACAAAAGCAAGCAAAGGCGCGACCTCGCTCATACCTTGATGAATCTGCACGATTCGATATTGCGTAGTCAAAATCACGACTCTTAAGCGCATCTTCGTACCCTTGGCGAAAGTAAGGGCACCGGGCAATTTGATATTTAAAACGGTTAACAGAAACTTTTTGGTGTGTTAGGTTTTTCATGCGTCTCTCCGTTATTTATAGTTATTTATAACATTTAAAAACCAAGATAGCAAATAAAAAGTTGGCGGATGGACTGGGATTCGAACCCAGGGAAGAACTTTCACTCTTCAACTCCTTAGCAGGGAGCCCCAATCGGCCGCTCTGGCACCCATCCTATAATATTTTAACCTTACATAAAAGAATACACAGTCTCTTAGACCACATGGCTCACGCCAAGGTTGTCGAACCACTTCAACATCTCAAGATTTAGAAGTCTTGCGCCTTATTTGTGACTGCAATCACTGGTTCTAGATTGTTCAAAACTATACTCTATTGCAGTAGAGCATACAGTTTCTAGTGTACTCATTAATGAATGGCTGGAGAACAGGGACTCGAACCCCGAATCTTCTGGACCAAAACCAGCTGCGTTACCAATTACGCTATTCTCCAATAATGAGTGACCTAACAGACGATCTTAATGGGTATTGACTTTCCTTTTGTCTCAGGGTTTCTGGTTTGCCACTCTCTACTACAAACCCTTTTTCGATTATTGGTGCGAGATGAGAGACTCGAACTCCCGACCCCAGTCTTGTAAGGACCATGCTCTACCAACTGAGCTAATCTCGCATTGTATTGGCGACCCTACGGGGGCTTGAACCCCGTTCTCCCGGTAGACAGCCGAGCGTAATACCCATATACCATAGGGCCAATATTTATTTATTTTGACTCTAACACCCCTGACCAGTACAAATAATCAGTCCAGCTATAGTGCAGGTTAGATACGTCTAAACTAACTTGTTGTTTCTTCTTAGCCAACTGTCTTTGTGTAGGTGTACGTGGCTTCTTTATAGGGTGCATATCCTGCTTATTACTCTTTTTAGTATTACAAGGTACACAGCAAGATACAATATTATCAAACGAAGTTTCGCCTCCTTTAGACCTAGGAAGTACATGATCAAAAGTAAGTTCGTAGCTAGAAAACCGTTTAGTACAGTACTGACAAGTAAAATCATCTCTTAAGAATATATTGTAACGGTTAAAAACAACTCGCTCAGGACGTTTAATATACTGTTTAAGAGCTACTACAGAAGGCGGTGCGTACTCAAAGCTAGGAGAGCGAAAAGTAGCATCATACTCCTCTAAAACAGTTATACGATCTTTTAAGAAGTTTCTAAGCGTGCGTTCGAATCCCCAAGTAGATAAAGGGAAAACGCTAATAGGAGTATAATCTGCATTTAAAACAAGGGCTCTATAAGTATGTGTCATATTATCTATATATTTTTGGAGCGGAGAATGGGGTTCGAACCCACGACCACTTGCTTGGCAAGCAAGAGCTCTACCACTGAGCTACCTCCGCGTTATTATGGTGGACCCTCGGGGAATCGAACCCCGACTTTTGCCGTGCAAAGGCAATGTGCTCCCGTTATCACTAAGGGCCCAATTATACTAATGTAAGTGCAGTTCCTAGAAAAACACTTACGATTATTCCGTACATAATCAGGACACTTTTGAAGGATCCATAATTGCGTATTTGACTTCTAACCCAAACGTCTTTATTCATTGGTGTTATCCTCCCTACAAGTGCGAACACTATTTATTCTGACTAGGAGGGACCAATTCTCCTAGCAGGTAGATGATGCATGATCACTTCAACGAGTTAGGTCACACTCTCAGTGCTGATCAGTGGGATCATCTACAGTATTGGCGGAAAGGGTGGGATTCGAACCCACGGTAGAGTTTCCCCTACGCTAGTTTTCAAGACTAGAGCCTTAAGCCGCTCGGCCACCTTTCCATTAATTGGTGCCAGTTTCTCCCTACTGGCAGGTCTCCTAGCTATCTCACTTGATACTAAGCCTCAAGCTTCATTGCGTCTAGGACCTTGGCTATTGGCAGGGGTACGAGGTTACGATCCCCGGACTTCAGTTTTGGAGACTGACGTGATTCCATTTCACCACACCCCCTTAAATTTCTAACCGAAAGCAAACCTGTTACAGGATTCGAACCCACACTGTACAGATTCTAAGTCTGGCGACTCCTGCCAATGATCTACGCCGATATTAGCCCGATATATAAGTATCGTTTTTAGGTCTATACCATATTTTTTGATTATATAACAAACCTTTAAGATTATGCAAGTCTTTTATTTCTTTTTTATCACTATTATCTATTGATTTTATAGTTAAAGCGCTTATTCTAAAGTCAATAGCTTTCTCAATTAAATATATATCATCTATATCTAGTCTGAAATTCTTATTGTACATATTACCACTTCTTTTTGGAGCGGGCAGGGAGAATCGAACTCCTTACACACAGCTTGGAAGGCTGCTGATAGGACCACCTACCACAAAGTTCTACCCGCATATTTTACATTTTTTCTATTTTATACAGAGAGTAATATTTTTTCGGCCTAACACCTATATCATTAGTTCTAAATGCTAAAAAGTCTTGCTCATTATCAAATGTTATATACGTACTAGGGGTTGTCTGTCTTAGAATATCATTAACTAAGCTGTGTGAGTAACCATTTTCGTGAAAATAGTTAACAAAGTCAGTCACATCTCTGTTGTGTTTCTGTATCATTTCCATCAAACTAAACTCGATGGGAAGAAAGGTAATGTAAGGAGTGTGAAAGCCCATCTTACCTTCTATAGTTAAGTTATTTGAGGCCATTGCAATCATAGCACACGCACTCATACATAGAGTATCTTGCTCTACTACTACTGCAATGTTATAATCTGCTAGGTGCCTGCCTATAATGTAAGCATCTCGTACAAAACCACCGGTACTATTAATTACTAATACATCTGTGTCATATACCATAAGTATACGTCTTAACTGAAGCGCAATCCCTGAACTTATGTAGCCTTTATAATATAAAAAGGATTTGTCTTCTACTTGCTCGTACACAATTTGCAGTTCTGGTTTATTAACTATTATCTCTTTTGTGGCTGCTGTAACAGTAAAAGGAGTCATAAGCGCTGAAACCAGGGCTATTACTTTAAAGAAGTTACTCATTTCATTTTAACACCCCTATATTTACCTACAAAACAGCAGACAGCTTCTAAGTTTATACTTTCCGCTATAGGCAATTACTAACGAAGTCTAGCTTATTTGTAGGTGCTCGTCTCTCCGAGCTGTCACACCGATTCTACATTATAAGAAACTCTTCGCGTTGGTGTAACGCGGATTGGTTTCGTATCGCATATTATCCACAAGTTAATTAACTGGATGGTCTGTGGACTCAACGATACTATTTTCCAATCATTCTGATTATGTAGGTTGCCCTACTTACTTGGTTGCAGTATCCATCCTATGGCGGTGTTTCGTTTGCCAGACGTGACAGCTTGTTAAATAACTGCCATCAATTTATAAAGTAGCTCACTGCTTAATTTTATCTCTTAGCTGTTTAGTAGGCGTATACTTATTTTTTTGTTCTATCCGACGCAAAATCGCTGCATTACAATAATGCTACAGAAATATTAACAGGGTCATTTTTTGCTACATCCAAGCTAAATATTATTGCGGAACTGACCCTAAATACGGGGTGCCCTATCTCCTCCGGTTAAGACCAGCAAAGATTTGATTTCTTCCTGAACCGACACCCAATTCAGATATAGACTGTTACTTAGTTGCAAAACAGATTATCAACAGTCTAAGTTCATCTGCGCAACCTCATCTAGTATTCGATGAGGATTTAAATGGGATTCACTAAGTGAAGAGCCCTCTCGAAATCCTTACGGACTCGGAATCGATAGGTATCTCTCCTATCTGAGGACCACGACTTTTATTATAGTGAGTTTGGCTCCACAGCTTTCAGACTTCTCACTTTAGCCTCCAATAAGGAGGATTTTGGTCAGGATAGAAGGATTCGAACCTTCGGCCTCTGCAGTCCAAGTGCAGCACTCTAACCAGACTGAGCTATACCCTGATATTATTTTTTGTTTATGGTAGAAGTGCCTGGAGTTGAACCAGGTCGAGAACGCTAATCTGGCGCTGAAAGGCTTATAAGACCTCCCTGTGTACCGACACCCACTTCCAAAATTCTTAATCTATGACGCCCAAAATATCTGATTCTTCTATAATCAGAGCGTCTTCTCCTTGCACAGACACTTCAGTACCTGACCACTTGCCGAACAAGATTTTATCGCCTACGGTTACGTTCATAGGGATATGACTTCCTGAATCTGTGTATCTTCCTTGTCCTACAGCCAGCACTTTACCTTCTGAAGGTTTTTCTTTTGAAGATTCGGGGATAATTAGTCCACCATCAGTCTTTTCTACGGTATCTGCTCTTTTAATTAGGACACGCGATCCTAAAGGTCTAAAATTCATATTGTTAATCCTGTATATATTATATGTTGGTAGCCGCAGCCGGACTCGAACCGGCACGCCCGAAGGCAACAGATTTTAAGTCTGGTGTGTCTACCTTTTCACCATGCGGCCATATAATCTATAATATATTAATTATAACAAAAAAGCAAGAATAAAATTAATCTAAGTCGATGTAGTAGCCGCAGCCACGTAGCCAATAGTTTACATGTGTATAAATATCATTAACAGTCACATCTACGCCTTTAGGAATGTCAATACTATACTCTACAGAAGCATCTAAGTTAGATACATTAATATCAGAATCTTTATCTGAATAGTCAGGGGCCCAACTAAAGGTTATATTAGGCATTTATTAAATCCTTATATATTATTTTGTTTCTATAATTATTTATACGATATATTTAAGTGTTAAGCAATAACGGAGCTACGTTAGCAGCTCCGTTTAGTAGTACTTAAATCCAATTTTTTAAATTGGGGTTTTCTAGGTGCCTGATTCTTCGCTCTAAATCAGTCATATCTGTTGCTTTTGCTAGATATTTTTCGTCTAGATCTGAGCGTTGTTTAGGCTTTAGGCTTTTTACTATGTTTTTAACTATGCTTAAGATCACTAAGATCTCCTTTATTTACTGCACTTAGTACAGACTCAAAGCTTTCTTTTCTGAACTCAGTCCTCCATAGTTGGACTGCAACATTATAGTTAGCTTGTTGTTCTTTTGCATAAATAAAAGCCTTAAATAGTTTATAAAGCACAGAACCTAAAATTGTTAAGATATATAATATAAGGTCTGAAATAGGCTTTATAAAATCAGCGGTTGTTAGAACTGCTTGTCTCATTTTTACTCTCCTCGTAATTTCCAATTTTTATTTTACGAGGACGCATTTCTTCTGGGACAACATACCTCAGCTCTACTGCAAGTATGCCGTCTACTAGATTTGCTCCACTTACGTGTACGTGTTCAGACAGCCTAAAGGTGCGTTTGAATTTCTTAGTAGAAATACCACGATGAATATACTCGCGACCTTTGGAAGTATGTTCTCCAGTAATAGTTAGTGTACGATCTTTTACCTCAATAGAAATCTCGTCACGCATAAAACCGGCTACAGCTAACTCAATAAGATAGTCTGTATCGCTTGTTTTAATTATATTATGAGGAGGGTAGTGATCATTAGCATGTCTTGCTACATGATCTAGTTCATTTAGTAAGTGATCGAACCCCACAAATGAAGAACGTGGGAATAGTGTTTGTGTTTGTATGCCTGTCATTGTTATCTCCTTTTTCGTCAAGCAAGATGTTTTAGAGACCGATATTTCGCATCTCCAAGTACCATAGTACTATAAAATATAGCATATAGCAACTATAATTTTACTAATCTCTGCATATTTGTATTTACAACCTGTTAGTCGCTAAAAACACCTTCAGGTTTATTCATTGCAGCAATAAGATCTTCCCACATTTCAGGACTGATAACTATAGCATTATGCCTTTCAAGTTCTTCATTCCATTGCCGTATGAAAACAACCTCTTCAAAAGCATTTATTTTTATATCTTCGTATAAGCCATAGTTATCCATAATGGTTATTTCAATATCTTCATAATCAAATTCTACGGTAAACATTAGCAGTTGTACTCTTTATGTTTATAGTGATAGTCTAACCAGTCTGATACATCAAGAATGTCATACATATTTGTCCCGCATAGAGGATCACTTAATACTAAAGTTCCATTCTCTCTGCACATAACATTATTAGTATGTAAATCTAAGTCAGAGTCTTTATTTTTATATTTAGTTAGTATAGATATAGACTCCTCTAAAAGAGTAAAGTCTATTTTGTTATTATGTTCTAACCGCTCTATTGTAGCTATATAATAGTTATCACTTTTATATGTATTATATACCTTTAAAAAGTTTGTAAGAGGATTTCTTTTTGCTATCTCTATATAGTCTAAAAAGGGGTCATTAATATCACTTCCTATTTTTATAGCCTGATACTTACTCAAACCAAAGACAGCAGAGTACCTACCTGCGCCTAGTACTTCTAAGTTGTTTTTTATAGCGTTTTTAATTATTGTAAAAGCTGTTGCCATTAACACTCCTAATTGCATAAGGGCGTACCTAATAATAGATACGCCCCCAGTTTGTGTTGCCTCTTCCCGAAAGAGGACTTAATGCGCCCACAAATAAACGACTAAACAAATTTTTCGGGTAGGACGTGTTTAGTTCGACCTAATTATAGTCTTTTGGTTTACTGGCGACTATAAGCCAGCCCCTAACTACCTTAGCTTTTAAGCTTTAGGATAGGGGAATAAATACTCTTCTTCTAATATTCTTTTGGTAGTGCGCCAACTATCTACAGCATAGACTTTATCTTCTTCAAGGCCTCTATTTAGAATAGCCTTATGCAAGGTATAGTCATTACCGTTAGCTGCTGTGTCATCAGCAAAAAAAGATACTGCTATGTTATCGAAGTACTTTAGTATTTGGCTTTTATCTGCATTTTTATCATAAATATCAAAACCAGTTTTGCCTGCTATCTGAGCTACTAGGTTATGAGACTCTGCGAATACCTCGTTAAACTCTTTTACTAGTTTCTCGCGCTCATTATATTTTTCGTCAAACTCTTTATACCTATTTCTTTGTTCTTTATTTGCATTTCTACCTAAAACAGAAAAGTTTAGCATACCAGGCCTATAATCAAAATGTGCGCCTGTTTTTTCGTTCCAATAACTAGCACTCAATACGTCTGTTAAATAAGATATAACTTCTTTCGGAGGTTTCCAATCCTTACTATATATTTCAGTGCTTTTAGTCCATATTGAGTTACCAGAACAATTAAAAGAGTATGCTACATAGTTATGTAAAAAATCTTCTCCTAGCTGCTCTACAGTCTTTATATAGTCACTACCAGTTACAAGATACATAACATTTGTATAAGCTAATTCTTTTAGCTCCATCAAAAAATATTTGTCAACTTCTTGTCTACTCTCTGTTAGTGTGCCGTCTACATCAAACAGTAAATTAGCCATTTTATTCCTTATTCATATAGTTCTTCTAAGTAATCCGCTACAAACCTTAGAGCTTCTTTAGCATCTTTTACTACTTTATGCTCCTGCTCATCTTCATAGTTGTCTAACCTAGTATAGGCTTTAAGAGAGATAGCGTGCTCTTCTATACTGGCTTTCCACTCTTCTTTATCCCTAAAATCTGTAGGCCAAGCACTACAATCACTACCCAAGTAAGACCGCAAAAGTTTATATGTTGAAAAGGCCATAATCTTGTCTAGGTGATTTAGTTCTTGATTATCTATAGAGACAAAAGATACTTCATCTACAACCCCTACATCAGTAACATACATTATCATCTTTACTATCCTTTTGATACTTCATCCATAAAACTTTCTAGCTGATCTAAAATCTCTGAATGGGAGTTTACAACTCTCCACTCACTATCTAGTAAAACCCAGTCAAAATCTTGCATTTCTTCTAGAGCTTGAACCATTAAGCAGTGCTTATGTTCTGTTTTATTTTTTTGCCTATAAAACCCCATGCAGTCACAAGAATAGTAACCTTTGTTACTTTTTGTTACGTTATATGTTTTAGGATCTTCTTTAAGGTTAGTCACTTCATAACTAGTACTATTAAGTTTTTTTACAGAATACATGAGTATTAATCCTTACTGATAGGTTAGTAATTTTATTTTTGGCGCTCCCGGCAGGACTCGAACCTGCAACCTACTGATTAGAAGTCAGTTGCTCTATCCAGTTGAGCTACGGAAGCAATAATACTTTATATAAAGTATCAGTATGTATTATGCTTTTTCTGCTACACAACAGAAACTATTATTAAGGTCTGCGCCAGGGCTTACGAACCAATCACTCCAATACTCATTACTGTTTTGAAAGTAATCAGTCAATAATTGGTTAGTAAGAGCGTGATAGTGTTTTCTGTTATGCCAAGGTTGCCAGTACTTTTGTGAGTAATGAGGCAAGTACAAAAATAAAGTGCCTTTAGAGGGTAAAGAGTCTCTCCACAGATTTAAAGCACCTACCCAGTCCGGCAAGTGCTCTAAGCAATGAGAAGAGAAAATGTATTCTAAATTATCAATATTTGGTAAGTTATAAGCGTCATAAGGGTCATCTATTGTTAAATCAATAGGTGTAGCTCCAGGATAACACCATTCAAGGGTCATGCAGCCAATATCTAGCCCTACTGTTTTATCTTTCAAAAACTCATCCGCAAAAGGTTTTATAAACCTAGCAGCGTTACCAGTAGCTTGAAACGCTGGGTATTTGGTATTTTTAAAAGTTATAGTTTCCATTATGAGCCTATTAAATTATTGGTGGGAGTAGAGAGATTCGAACTCTCACGCTAAAAGCACAGGTACCTAAAACCTGCGTGTCTACCATTTCACCATACTCCCTAAGTGATTAGCAGTAAATATCTAGTATTCTTTTTTTAGTATTACTATGCTTAGTATAAGATTTGTAGCAAGGTTTTACTTTATTCTTTTTAGAGTTATAATCAATAGGCACTATTTTAGTGTAAGGATACATTACAGGATAAAAAGAATATTTTTCTACTGTCATTAGTATTACTCTACTATTGGTGCCCCAGCACGGATTCGAACCGCGGACCTTCGCTTTACAAGAGCGCTGCTCTGGCCAACTGAGCTACAAGGGCGGTTTTTATGTTTTTATTTGGTTGCGAGAGGTAGGATTCGAACCTACGACCTCCTGGTTATGAGCCAGGCGAGCTGACCGCTGCTCCACTCCGCAATAATTCTATATCAGAGGCAACCAGTCCTTTGCCTTCCTGATTCTTTGTTTGCCTTGCCTAAGAAGTATTAGACTGTAGGCTGGATCAATAGACCCAATATGTTTGGCTCCCTGTGCTGGGCTCGAACCAACGACAATCTGATTAACAGTCAGACGCTCTACCAACTGAGCTAACAGGGAATAAATAGAAAGAAGTATTTGATTATATCAATGCCTAATAATTAATTCTATCTTATTTTTTACTTGTATGCAAGCTAAAAATTACATCAATACGTCTATTTTAGGGTACATAAGTTTGTCATAAAACCTACTAAAAGCTAAAAAATCTTCATAATATGAAAATTTAAATACAATATGGTTTTCGTACCCAGGATGAAACTTACATACTTTCCAGTAGCCATTGCAATTATCTATAGCCCAGCTTTTTATACTCATAAATTTTTTATCTTCTAGAGCAGTAAAAGAGGTTATAAACTCTAAATAAGGTATTTTTTTTGAGCCTTTATTGTACTCTTCTGTAACCTTATTTTGTTTACAGTAGTTATATATTTCTATATCTGACCAATTTTTTTCTATCATGCACTACAATAAAGGGCTATAAATAAGCCCTTTATCCTTTTTATCTTATTAATTTTATTTTTATATAACAATTATCATTGTCTCATATTAAAAACTATTTGTAAAGAAAAAAATTACTTTTTAGAGTTAATTGTTCTAAAAGGTTTTTTATATACAGGAGGGAGTACAGTTTCTTTAGTAGAAATATCTACTTCTAACTCTTCCATCACTGGAGAAGCTGTTTTTTCTGTATCATCTTCACTAATAGTGCTTGTAATATCGATTGTATCCGCCTCGGCATCTTTAACTTTGATCCACTCGGCTTCTAGGCTGGCAGCTGCTTCGCCTCGAATATCATTGGCATTTAGTTTTTTTCTAACCTCGTGAATAGTGGTTAATTTAAGTAACTTATCTAACATATTATTCTTCCTTTTGTAAGACAGTAATTATAGTAGCTATAGATTCTTTTGTGGCCCCTAATAGTCCAGGGACTTCTTTAGCTATTATACTTTCTAACTCTCTTAAAAGCTCTTTTTTACTTTTACCTGTTTTTTTAGTGTATTTAGTGTTAGAGGGCTTATAAACTTTCTCGTGAACTAATTTACTGCGTACACTTTTAACAGGCTTTTCTAGTATACGAGCGATTTCTTCTATACCATCAGTACCATGTACTTTATACAAACTTAACAACTCTGCAGTTTCTTCTTGTGTGTACCCAGATTTATTAACCAATTTTTTATCCTCAAGTTTAGTTAATTACGTATATTAGTTATAGTTAAAGGTTAGTCTTCTGAGTCGTCTCTCTCGTACCTCAAGTAATGTCTACCAACAGTACCATCAGCATATTCTATATAAGACTCTTGGCCGTCTCCTAACATAGTTAGGGCGTCATTACCCTCAGAAAGAGTGTTAAAATTAAAAGTTAAGTCGTACTCATTAAAAGTACCCGTAAAAGATGACTGATAAGAGTCCGCGCCTAGCTGAGAGGCTATCTCTGCTGCTTCATCTTTATTTACTAAAGGCACATTACTAGATTTAATTATCATTTTTGGCATAGTTATTATCCTTACTATCTAGATTCTCTACTAAGCTTTCTAACTGATAAGGGTTTTCGTCTAGCTGAGTATTAATAGAATCTAAAATGTCAATACATGGGTGTTCTAGGTTTCTAGCCCTAAAAATTATTGCGGTAGCTAAATAGGATAAGCACTCTATGTCCTTAACTATGTCGCTATCTTCATTTGAACAATCATATCCTAACTCTTCCAAAAGCATTAAAGACTCTACAAAAACTAACTGTGATAAATCTTCTGAATCAGTAAACACTGTATTTGTCTCTTCTACAACTTTTTTGTTTTTTATTCTATTAGCTAGGTTTATGACTTCACCCATTAAATTCCCCTTTTAATATAGAGCGTTTATTTTCCCAATAATTAATTATTGGCACACCGTAGTGTTTAGCTCTATTTGTTTTGCTTGTTTCTTCTCCAGCAGATATTAGAAAGTCTAAATCTTTCGTTACCCCGTCTTTAACTACTACTCCATACTCTCTTAAATGGTCTTTTAGATCATTTTTAGTCATATCTAGTTTACCAGAGATTGCAATTTTTATTAAATCTTCTTCGAAGCGTTCAGGCTCTCTTTCTAGAGAATAAGGAAGATTAGATACCCACTCTTCATTTACATCTAGCCAAGCAAGAATGCTATCTATAGTTTTAGGCCCTATATTATTAATACTCTCGTACTCAATATCCCTTAACCTATCGAACCTATTTATCTTTTGAGTAATAGCTTTAGCAGTAGATTTGCCTACTCCTGGAATACCTAAAGAAGCTAATACTGTTTCATAAGGTTTAGGCCTGTTTAGTTCTTGTAAAATTTTATAACCATTTTTTCCTAGAACATCCCAATCAATGCTATCATCAAACAGCTCAGAAGGATGAGTAATATTTAGTTTTTCAATGGATCTAGGACCTAGCCCTTTAACTCCTAGCTGTTTTACAAAGTATTCTACAAGTCTTTTATAATCTGCTGAGGAAGCATACAATTTAGGCCCTTGCTTAGTAAGAGTCATTCCAAGCTGTTGCTCAGCATCTTTTACACTAAACCTAGGGAAAGAAGAACTATTAACTACTTTAACAAACTGAGGAGTAATTTGTCTTTCTATTTCTATTTTATCGCCAGGGCCTAGGTTATTAGCTTCTACATAGTCGATATTATGCAGTATAACTCTAGAAATTGTAGCGTCATCAATTACTACAGGGTCTACTACTGCTACAGGAGTCACTACTCCTGATCTACCAACACTCCATACAATATCTTGCAAAACTGTAGTAGCCGTAAAGGCCCCACGCTCTTTCAGAGCGACGGCAAATCTAGGGTACTTAGAGGTATATCCTAAACTTTTTTCCTTAGAATAGTCATCTACTCGGTAAACCACTCCATCACTAGGGTATACACTACAATCAGTGTTAAAGGGTGTGAGAAACCCTAAAGACTCTGCATAAGCCATTCTAGTAGTATATTTTTTGGTAATACCTAAAACATCGTGAGCAATAAACTTTAACTGCCTATCTTCTATGTCTTTTACCTTATTTACGCCTAAAGACCCACTAACAAAGTTTCTAAAGTTAGTTATATTCTCTTTATCTGTAACAGCCTCGCCAGTAATAGTTACCACATAGCCAGAAGGCTCAATAGCGTTAGGAATGCCTTCAATAGCAGGCAGAAGATGAGTTACATTCTCCCCAAACTCTCCATCTCCTCTGGTGAGCAAGTGTATTAGAGAACCGTTTTTATCATAAGTAACAGATAAATTACTTCCATCTATTTTTATAGTGCTGACGGTAAAAGAGGGGTCAATCTCAGAAGAGGTATACACCTTCTTAAGAGAGTACAAATGATAAGGGTGCTTAACCTTACCTTTAGCCCCTCCAACACGCATAGTAGGGCTAGAAGAGTCTGCCCAGCCTTGCCGCTCTTCTGCTAAGGCGAGCCTCTCGTAAAGTACATCATATTCTGCATCAGACAATACTGATTTACTTTTATTATAGTATAAATCAGCATGATATTTTACAGTTTCTAACAAAGATTTATAATCTTGCTGCATAGTAACCTTTTTATCTTATTGTGTTAAAAATAAATATACTGGCAAATATATAAACCAGAATACTAAAAAGTAAAAAATATAAAGTGTTATAATCATTATACTACTTTAACATAGTTTATTAATAAAGTCAATAGTTATATTATTTTAACTAGGATATATTATAGTATTTTTTTACATTCTCATACCCACCTATTACTTTACCGTTCTCAAGTATATAAGGAACAGTTTTAGCAGTAGGAAACTTAACAATAAACTCTTCTCTAGTAATATCTACACCAATCGTATACAAAGTAAAAGGGATATTATGTTTTTTAAGCAAGTTTTTTGCTTTTACGCAGCTAGGGCAAGTCTCTTTAGTGTACATTTCTATCATTTAAATACTCTTTTATTCTTTTTTGTGCCTTCTCTATACTATTTACAAACTCGTCATTTATAAATATAATAGGAGAAGTATAGAACTTTCTGCCGTATTCGTTCTCTATCTCTGCTAATGTAGTGTCATACTTTATGTGCATATAGTTTCTATCTTGTAAGCGTACTACTTTAGTGACTAAATTCGTACTTTTACAGTACTCTATAAAGTCATTAGAGGCTATACAGCTCATTTTTGAGTAGATTAGTATTTTCATTACATTTTAGTATATTATTATTGTGTACTACGCATTCATAGTATTTTGACCTAAAACCTAGTAAATGTGTATAAGTTAAGGCTCCCAGTGCTTCTGTAAAATGCCCATTGCCATCAGGTAATACAGTTATATTTTTTATGTCTAAATCATTAGCCCAGTTATCTATGACATAAGAATCATTCATAGCTATAACATATATATCGTCATACGTACTCTTAAGTACTGTATAGTGTTTATCTATATTTTTAAGTATACTACTGTCAATATAAGCGCCTTTAAGCCCAAATAGTAATATACGCTTATCTAAAGGGAACGCTTCGTAGCTATTAGTATATCTACAGTTGTAAAACTTTATTAAGGGCAGCTTCATATATAGTAGTTACTTTAATGTTAATATAGTGGTATTATAGTTTTTATCCCACATATGTTCTATACCATCAAAATAGTCAGCTAAAGGCAGTACTAGGTCTAATGATATGATAGAGCTTAATACTATGATACTTTTACTTTTACTATTTTTTGTTACTATCTCTAAGTATTCTTTAGTTACGCTATCTTCTAATATTATAATATCAAATAGTTTTGAAGGATAGTGCTCTATCGAAGCAGAAAAAGTAGGTATAACATTATGATAGGCGTTATTTTGAGTATAAAAATTAAAAGTACAAAACTTCTTGTAATCGTACTCTGAAGTATAAACTTTGTTTGCTCTATCAGCCATCCAAAATGTAAGGTAACTATAGCCCTGCTGAAATACTAAGGTATCTTTATTTATAGAGTTGTTCAGGTACTTAACGGCTTCTGCTGATAGAGCTATTTGATTGTTACTAGAAATAATAGTCATTACTGTACTTTATTTACAAATATCAATAATTTCTCTTATTCTCTGTTCTTTTTCTCCTAGTTCCTCAGTATTTTGCTTGTGCAGCAATCTAGCTGCAGCTCTAACATCAGATGGAGAAAGACCATATTCGTCTTTTAAATGTTTAACTCGTTCATTAATCTCAGCCCTGGAGGACTCTATAGCCCCCAAAAATGCTACTATATCGTTTATATTCTCAGAAATATCTTCATCGTTTAGTGGTTTATAGGTTTTTGTCATGATGTTCCTGTTGGGTGTAAATATTTTGCTAAGTTAAATAGGGTTAATGCTATTTTTTGGCGTAACTTATAAGTATAGGTTAATTTAGGCTTTTTAGAGTACTCTATTACTCTTCCTGTAAATATTCGTACATCTATTGGGGTAGTACTCTTACTAATATAAATTGAAAAGCCAACAGGCGTCTCAATAAGAGAATATTCTTTAATCTGCCTAAACACATATCTTTTATTTTTAGGAACCTCTATACTTAGCTGAGACCAACTATCTGGCTTTAGAGGGGTAACTTTAAACTCTGTAGAGGCAGAAAAGTTCCTTACTAGTTGTCTTGCAATAACCTCTACTTCTACCGTAGGATTATTGTCTATTACTTTAAATACGTTGCTTTTATTAAATAACATATTAAACTCTTTTTTATATACTCTTTAGTTTGATAGGTTCATTAGCATATTCCTCTTCTTCTTTAATAAAAGAGTAAAAATGGTTTACTGCTACTTCTTTGTGTTTCGCCTCAATGTCAAAATCAGCATACTCTAGCATCATTACATGATTTGCCATTAGATCTTCATCCCAGAAAAGTTCAGAATGTGCATTAGGCTTCATCCAGTAGTCCATATTATCAGGATGAAAAGACTGAGACTTATGAAACAAAGGTCTAATCCCTTTCCAAGTCTTTACGGCTTCTTTGAACAAAGGATTATTTACTGTAATATGTTCTACGTCTCTAATACGCCTATTTACTGCCTTAGGGCCTATACGTACTTTTTCTACTCCTACCATACGATGGCAAGCATAGTGATGAGTATCTAATGTAGCTCTAGTAGGTATTCTACTACATAGATCAACTACATGTTCAATATCATAACCATTAGGTTTATCTTCATTTTCTACAGCCAAACATCTTTGGGCATAATCAGATAGGTATTCAAAGTTAGTAGCGAATCGTTTAATACCATCTTCATGTTTTCCCCCATAAAGTCCTTGTAAGTGTATATTCATTACAAAATCTTCAGGAGTAAGCCCCATTAGACTTCCATAAAGTGCATGGTACTCTAAATCTTTAATAGAGTTTTCTACCACATTAGCTTTATTAGAGGCTAGAACAGTATACTGTCCTGGATGCACACTTAACCGAACTTCATTGTCTTTTGCCGCCTTACCGACTTTTTTCAAGATATCACAGATTTCTTCCCAGATTTCTGCATACCAATCATTAGTAAAGTCTAAGGTATAGCAAGGAAAAAGCTCAGAAGAAATTCTAAAGCTTCTCAAGTTTTTAGGCTGGGTAGGAAAGTACGCAGTCACTACGTCTAGTAATTTATTACAGTTCTCTATAGCTTTACTTTGTACTCGTTTTTTGCCGCCTTCTTTAAGAGCATATGTTTTTGTAGTAGTACCAAAGTTATAGCGTTTTGCTAGCTGTTTATCGGCAAACTGACAACACTGACTAATTCTCCAATTTTTTTCTGAATCGTTAAAGTATTCCATTGTTTCTCCTAATTTATTCTAAACTTTAACAAATTTAATAGGAAGTGTCAAGTTGTTTTTTGAGAGTCTCCTGGTATAATACGATAATTATCTTCTACAGAGTCGGGGGTAGATACTTCTACTATTGTACCTTCTTCAATGCATTCTACTTGGTGAGGCGCACAAGGCTCGTTATGCCAAGTATCTCCTGCCTTAAGCTTATTAGTAATTTGAGTGCCATTAAGGGTATTTATCCAATGCACATAAAATACTCCATCTAGTATATACCAAGTCTCTTCTTTCTCTCTGTGAAAGTGCATAGAAAACTTAGAGCCTTTACTAAACTTCATAAGCTTCCCACAATATTTGTCATTGGAAGCCCATATCAATTCATGTCCCCAGCCTTTGTTAACAAATCCTTTAAGTCTCACTATATATTTCCTTTAATGTAGGGGCGTATACGCCTATATGTTTTACAGTTACTGCAGCAGCTTGCATAGCAAAAGGTATGGATTTATCTATGCAGCTAGTTTTTAAATAACCAACAGCTAAAGCAGCTAAAAATGTATCTCCTGCTCCACAAACATCGTGAGCTTCTACTTTAGGCGGAGTAAATACACTATCTCTATAAGTAACACTTCCTCCTCCTCTAGTAACAATTAAGTTAGGAGCCTGAGAAACTTTATCCTTATATTCTACTTCATTGATCTTTAAAAAACAATTACCAAATCTTTTAAGATCTGGCTTTTTTGTGTCTATAAATATAGGGCCTTTATAGCTACTAATTATTTTTTCTATAGCGCTATAGGTCAAAAAACCCTTGTCATAGTCAGATATTATTACAGCGTCATAATTACTACTGCCTTCGTTAAATATATTAAACTCATTAAAAGAAGAACTATTAATTTTTTGATCTACCCTAAGTAGTTGTTGATTAGACTTTATATCTATATATCTGTTTTTGTTTTCAAAAAAATGAGTTTTACAGCTAACTTCTACCCCTAATGCCTCAAGGTTACTTAAAACATTACTTGTCATACCTAATTTAGTCTGACTATTTACATAGTCAAATACAGGGACAGGGGCTTCAGGGCTAATACGGGTTATATCACCGTAGTGATAAATATCATAACAACTATCCCCTATTAATAATACTCTGAATAAGGTTGGTTGTGGAGTATTTTGGTATTCTGTCAAAAAATATAACCTTTTCTACTAAGTCTTTGCCTATTATATTTTTATTTTTGTACTCAGAACCAATAATTAAATAATCTATCTTATTGTCTACAATAGTTTTTTTTAATTCTTCGTCTGAAGAAAATACTGAAACTGAATCTACGTACTTTATAGACTCTAGCATAAGTTTTCTATCTTCTTGTGGGTTGATGGGCCTATTACCTCCTTTTGAGGTTTTTACTCTATAATCAGAGTCTATAGCTATATGCAAGTTACTCGATATAGAGTAAGCAAACTTAAATAGCGCTAAATGCCCTACATGTATAATATCGTAACACCCGTTAGTCATAACCCTTTTAAAAGTCAATAGTACCTCCAAAACTTTTATAATTAACAGTAAGCTCTGTATTTTCTAGTATAGGCACTTTACTGATAAATAATTTATACTCGTGGCTCCAGATAACATTAGGATTTTCACTATGGTTTAAATAAAAACTTATATTAATATTATTTAAACCGCTTTTAGGTATCCAGATATTATCTTCATCACTTATAAAAAAACATTTATATAATTTGGCTACATTAGGGCTTATTCTACTAAGAAATTTTTTGTTTATTTTTACAAAGTCATATACGCTTCTAAAAATCACTACATTTTTTGGTATATCTTTAACAGCAAAAACACCTACTCCGTGTATATCAGAGGGTGCTATTTTGCAGTATACATCATTATATGCTTCTAGAATTAACTTATCAAGACTCATTTATAAAGATCATATTAGGAAGCATAGGCTGGTCCTCGTCTTCGTCATTATCGTCTTTATTATCTGTCTCTTCAGATACTATAGAATAATCACTATAGTTATAAAAATCATATACTGAATCCATATACTCAGAAGCTAGAGTAACTTTAGATTGGATCCAAGAAGGAAATTGTTCGTTATTGTCTATAGAGTTAACAAGGTCTTGGCTTTGAGCTGCCATCCTTC